GCGCACTTCAACGGGTTCCCGCACTGGTCGTGCAAGTGTATGGGCACTGGACCTGATGTTGATGGCAAGCCTCACATGACCAACAGCTCGCTGACACGCTGGCTCAAGAAGGAAGGTCATCTGACTGCTGAGGAGCAGGCGAAGGAAGGCGTCATGGACGACTACGCAACCTTTGAGCAGTCAGCACGCCTATCCACACTGTTGAAGACCCCTCCACCCCCACAAGACTGGGCCTTGGACCACTTCGCCCCCATAGGCTCCGTTACCATGTTGGCTGCTCCAGGCGGTCAGGGCAAGTCGTTGCTCATGCTGCACATAGCCATGTACGGTGCTATGGGACTACCCTTCGCTGAGTTCAAGGTGCAGCAGCCTCTACGCACGCTGTACGTCAGCTACGAGGATGGCAAACGACTGATGTACGATCGTATCGTTGACATTGGTCAGGAGCTACGCGAGCACGACAACGGAGTGCTGGACACACTGTACGACGTGGATGGTTCGCTTGACAACAACCTGTCACTGCACAAGGTTGAGGACGACGCTCAGACATGGGTGTTCCTCATCAAGCCTGACCGCTTCTCCCCTGCAGAGCGCACAGCTCGCGTGGACTGGTTGATAGGGTACATCAAGCAGGCAGGCATACGCATGGTCATCCTTGACCCTATGGTGTACACGCACCAGCTCCAGGAGAACGACATCGCTGACATGGCCTTCTTCATGCAGACGCTTAACCACATTGCAACCAAGGCCGAGTGCTCTGTGATCGTGGTGCACCACATGAGCAAGATGGGTAGGGCTGACCAACTCAGCGACATCGACCAGCACAGCTTGCGCGGTGCCAGCTCCATCACCGACAACGCACGCTCAGCAGGCATCCTCATTGGACTACCGTACAAGGACGCAGCAGCCTTCGGCATAGAGGAGGCTGACGTCAAGGACTACGCAGTGTTCAAACACGTCAAGAGCAACTACGCTGCCCCGTTGCCTCTGATGATCTTCCAACGCAAGGGTCGCACGTTGGTGTACCGTGCTGACATCAAGAAGCTGGACCACAACCACATGAAGCAGGCACGTGAGCAGAAAGTGGAGGAAGACAAACAGGCACGTATAGTAGCCAAGGCAGTGGACGCGCTCAAGACACTGGCCGACCACGACGAGCCTGTCAGCCAGAACCAAGTGGCGATGGACGGAGGCAGACGCTGGAACCCTGCTACTACCAAGGCTGTCCTACAGTGGTGCGAAGACAACGACTACAGCGAGTCCAGCTACGAGGGTGAACGCAAAGCCAGCAAGCACAGCATCACCCCGCTGGGCAAGCGCTATCTGCGTGCGCAACTGAAAGGGAGCCAAGCATGAAGCGCGTCATATCTTACGAGGACATCCGTCCTACGCCAGTGGTGCGCAAGGAGCAGTACGCCGTCTACTGTGAGCTGCTGCTGGCCCTGTACGAGCTGACTGACCGTGAGTTGCTCGACGCTTGGGTTGACTTGGAGCGCATGTGTGTTGAGTTCGCGTGTGGTCCTGGCGCGCTCCAGCGTCCGTGCTTCTTCTTAGCCTCACACGGATGGGTAAAGGTCCAAACGGACGACACGGGGTACATCACGCATCTCAGATTAACTCCGAGAGGACTGTCCCATAAAGTCCTGCTGCTTTGAATCTGCTACGACTGCTACTTGTAGCAGAGGTTTGTAGCAGAAACTGCTGCTGCTACAGCCCCAAAGGGTTTTTATCCCTTGGGGCGTAGTAGCAGTTAACAGTGAATAATCGTAGCAGAGGTTTGTAGCAGATTCAATAGTATCAGTGTGATACACACGGTTGTCTTACTGTCCGAGATGCATGCACTGGTCTGTTATTCACACTGCTCAGTATATTCGGTGTCTGGTGTTTCTTCTGAGTCACGTCGTTCTCTGCGAGCACGAGCACGGCACGCGACACTAAGCGTCTTGTTTTTCTCATCAGGAATAATCACATGGGACTCGGTGCTCGAAAACCCCTCGGAAAAGAAGCTGCGAAGAAACCCGCTGCTCCAGGTCACGGAGGCGTTCGTGCTGGTCAGGGTCGGCCTCCTGGAGCAGCAGCTGGACGCTCGAAGAAGATAGCCAACGATATCGCTGAAGGCAAGCGCTTCGTCGAAGAAGGACACGATGGCTCAGCCCTGCCTGCTGACGCCACGCCTCTGGACGTGATGATGATGGCTATGCGCAAGGCGTACACGCAAGGAGGCTCAATCGCTGCCTTCCCCTACGCTGAGAAGTGCGCACCCTACATCCACGCACGGATAGCCCAGATAGAGCTCAAGAACCCTGACGATGGCAAGCCCTTCACCATCGCGTTCAAGTGGCAGGGTGAATAGTGAACCATCACGCTATCCCGTGGTTCCCAGGAGCAGCCTCAACGCGCTGGTGCTGGACTGTCCGTGCGCTGATGGGTCGCAACCTGCTACCGTCGGTATCGGCTAGCAGCCTCGGTATCCATCAACCCTATACCCTATCCTCACCCACATGACCACGAAGCAGCCAACGCCCGATCTGAAGGTCGTAACCATCCCCTACAGCCCACGCACTGCCTTCCTTCCGTACCACAAGGCACCAGAGCGCTTCGCCATGAGCGTGGCTCACCGTCGTGCAGGCAAGACCGTGGCACGTATCAACAAGCTGGTGCGTGCTGCTGCTACGTGTGAGAAGCCTGATCCACGCTTCGGCTACCTCGCACCCTACTTCGTGCAAGCCAAGGACATAGCGTGGAACTACCTGAAGCACTACTCACAGGCCATCCTGGACGTGAAGGGTCCATACAAGGCGAAGCGTAACGAGTCAGAGCTGTCTATCACCATGCCACACAACAACGCGGTCATTCGCCTGTACGGTGCTGAGAACGCTGACCGCATGCGTGGTCTGTACTTCGATGGCGTGGTGGCTGACGAAGGCCAGGACATTGCACCTAGCGTACTCACGTCAGTGATCATCCCGAGTCTTGCTGATCGTGAAGGATGGCTGGACATCAGCGGTACGCCGAAAGGATGGGGCAACCTCCTGGGAGCCACGTACAAGCGTGCTCTGGCTGACAACGATGCCAACACCCTGCTCAGCGTGGCACCCGAGTGGTTCATCCAGGTGCTGAAGGCCAGTCAGACAGGTATTCTTCCTGAGGCAGAGCTGGCTCGCCTACGCAAGCTCATGCCGAACAACGAGTACCTGCAGGAGTTCGAGTGCGACTTCGACGCTGCCATCACTGGTGCCTACTACGCGAAGGAGTTGGCTGACGCTGAGTTCGATGGTCGTATCACCAGCGTGCCGTACGACAAGAGTGCGAAGGTGGACACGTGGTGGGACTTGGGTATCAGTGACAACATGGTCATCTGGTTCGTGCAGCTCGTAGGCAAGGAGATACGGGTCATCGACTACTACGAAGCAGCAGGCTTCGGCCTGGACCACTACGCTGGTGTGCTCACCGACCGAGGCTACCTATACGGAAAGCATTGGGGTCCACACGACATCATGCATCGTGAGATAGGTACAGGCAAGTCCCGTATCGAGACTGCATCCAAGCTCGGCATAGAGTTTGAGGTGGCACCTAACATCCCTGTGAAGGATGGTATCGACGCTGTGCGCATGACCATGAACCGCATGTGGTTTGACAAGCGCAAGACCAGCACAGGGCTGGATGCGCTGAAGCAGTACCAAGAGAAGATCGATGAGAAGCGTGGCATAAGCCTAGGCCCTCTCCACAATTGGGCCTCTCACGCTGCTGACGCCTTCCGCATAGGTGTGGTAGCTACCGAAGAACCCCGTATCCGTGAGCGCTTGGAAGAGCGTGAGAACGCTGGCATCCCGCAGAGTGCTGGTGGCTGGATGGTATAACCGAAAGGATGAACACATGAAGACCGGAGATCGTTCCGTTGGGCCTGCCAAGTTGCGGGTCCGCCAATGTCCAGCGCTACCTCCTGCACTGCAGAAGACCACTCGTGAGTTGGTGAACGTGGAGACGCCCTTCGCTGAGCAAGGCAAGGGCTACATGACCACGCTCATCCACAAGGTGTGTCGTGAGGCTGACGCTGCCAACATCGTGCTGGTGCTCACGCCTCAGCCATACGGTGACAACATCAACCTGAGCAAGCAACAGCTCGAAGAATGGTACGCACGTAGCTTCGGCTTCCACGTTATCCAGCGTGAGCCGATGACCCTCATGGCACGCATGGTCAACGGCACCCCACAAGCTCTGCAACTCACCCCTATTACCGAAGCCCTCTACAAGGAACACATGAAATGAGCAGCACTCCAGACCAGACCCAAGTCGACCACGACAAGCAGGCCGCTACCGATGACGATGCAGCCATCATCGCCGAGTGCATGGACCGCATGCGCATCAGCATGGCAGCAGACGGTGAGAACCGTACCAACGGTCTTGACGACCTCGCCTTCCTGAAGGGGGACCAGTGGGACGAGCGCATCAAGCAACAGCGTGCGCTGGATGGCCGACCCTGTTTGACCATCAACAAGCTGCCTACATCACTGCATCAGGTGACCAACAGTCAGCGTCAGAACGTGCCGAGCATCAAGGTGTATCCCACGTCTGATGAAGACAAGAAGGTCGCTGAAGTGGTGCAGGGTGGCATACGCCACATCGAGTACGCAAGCAACGCTGATGTAGCCAAGGACACAGCGGTGAACAGTGCAGCAGCCATCGGCTTCGGGTACTTCCGTCTGGTCACTGGCTACGAGTCACCTGACAGCTTCGACCAAGAGATACGGTTCAAGCGCATACGCAACCCATTCACCGTGTACATGGACCCTGGATGCGTTGAGATTGATGGGTCTGACCAGCAGTGGTGTATCCTGTCGTCGAAGCAGCCTCGTACCGAGTTCGTGCTGGAGCACCCTGATGCAGACCCATGTGACTTCAGCGTGGTGCGCGGCATCGGTGACCGCTCTAGCGACTGGATCACTGCTACTGAGGTGCGTGTGGCTGAGTACTACCGTATCCACAACGAAGCGGTAGACGTGGTGCTACTCAGTAACGGTGAAAGTGGGTACAAGGACAAGCTCCTTGAGATGCCTGAAGGCGTCACAGTGGTGAAGACCCGTAAGAGCTTGCGTCCGACTGTGCAATGGTTCAAGCTCAGCGCTACCCAAGTGCTGGAGCGTGCTGACATCCCGTGCAAGTGGATTCCAGTGTTCCCAGTGATGGGTGATGAGATTGACCTGGACGGCAGGGTGTATCGCAGTGGTATGATTCGCAACGCGAAAGACCCTGCTCGCATGTACAACTTCTGGATGACCAGCGCTACGGAGCAGGTCGGCCTCATCCCCAAGGCACCCTTCATCGGTGCTGAGGGACAGTTCGAAGGCCACGAGTCCAAGTGGCGTGAAGCCAACGTTCGCAGCTTCCCGTACTTGGAGTACAAGCCTAAGACCCTCGCTGGACAGCTTGCCCCTCCTCCCCAGCGTCAGCACATGGCGGACGTACCTACTGGTGTACTGGCAATGGCTGCGCACGCTAGCGACGATATCAAGAGCACTACAGGCATGTTCGACGCCTCGCTGGGAGCACGCTCCAACGAGACCTCTGGTGTGGCTATCGGTCGCCGTGACCGTCAGGGTGAAACAGCCAACTACCACTACACGGACAACCTCAACACCACACTGCGTCACGTGGGTCGCTGTATCCTGAACATGTGGCCGAAGGTGTACGACGGTACTCGCACCATGCAGATCATGGGTATGGATGGCAAGGTCAAGTCTGTCGAGATCAACAAGCCCACCGTTGAGCAGACCGAGACAGGTGAGGCAGTACAGAAGCTGATGAACGACATGTCTGGTGTAGCCAACTACGGTGTGACCATCGCCGTGGGTCCTAGCTACGACACACTGCGTCAGGAAGCAGTGGACGGCATGATCTCCACTGCCAAGAGCTGGCCGAAGATGATGGACATCGCTGGTGACAAGGTGGTGCGCTCTATGGACTGGCCTATGTCTGAGGAGATCGCTGATCGCATCGAGAAGACCATACCCAAGGAACTGCGCGATGACGAAGGCGGTGAAGAGGGTGGTGCCGATGCCAACATGGTTGACACGCCGAAGGGTCCAATGCCGAAAGATCAAGTCGGTCCCATGCTGGCACAGATGGACCAGCAGATGCAACAGCTCAACCAGCAGCTCACCGATGCCAACAACGGCATTGAGAAGGCACACATCGACGCTGATGCCAAGATACAGGTAGCCAAGATACAGGCTGAGAACCGTGAGGACGTGGAAGAGCTCAAGGGCATGATCCAGATGCTGCTCGCCAAGATGCAGCCTCCTCAAGCACTGGTGGCCGATGTCTCAGCGGACCTTTATGAGAACGGTGAGAATGCCCCTCAACAGATTACTCGTCCTGCAGGATACCCCCCTGCAGATCAGGCGCAACAGGGTGCCCCTACCGGAGTGGCTGAATCCGGGCCGGAGATCGCGCAATGAGCGTGCAAGAAACCACACAAGTCGAGCAGCCAAGCACTACGCAAGTAGTGGAGACCCCGAAGATCGAGTCGACGACAATCTCGTTTGATCGACCCGAACAGGCCACCAACGCTGAAGCAGCTCAAACCGAAGAAGTTAAGGTCGAAGAGCATGCCGAGGAAGGGCAGCAGAACGACCGGGACGAGAAGGGACGCTTCAAAGGCGTTCAGCCTCGTATCGACGAACTCACCCGTGCTCGCCGTGAGGCTGAGCGCGAGGCATCGTACTGGCGAGGAATCGCTCAACAGGGTCAGGCGCAACAATCGGCTCCGGCTGCGCCCATCAAGCCTACCCCAGACAAGTACGACGACTACGGTGAATATGTTGAAGCCTTGACAGATTGGAAAGCTGAGCAGGCAGTGGCGAAGCGTATGGAGCAGGACAGTACCCGCAAGGTGATTGACACTCGCACCCAGACCTTCGCTGAACGCCAAGTCGCCGCACGCGCTGTGATGCCAGACTACGATGCCGTGGTGGGGTCTTCGGAAACCCCCATAGCTAACCACGTAGGCGAAGCGATCATGGAGAGCGATCGGGGACCCGAGCTGGCCTACCACTTCGCCAAGAACCCGGAGGTACTGCAGAACCTCAACGGCATGAGCCCCACGCAAGCTGCTCGAGAGATCGGCAAGCTGGAAGCCACGCTCCCGACCAAGACTACTCCGGCTGTGCCGAGCAAGAAGCTCAGCACTACACCCGCTCCCGCGAACGCCTCCGTGACGCAGGGTCGTGCTACTACTCCGGCGCTAGCCAACGCTAGCATGGATGAGTACATGGCTCAACGCAAGTCGCAGGGCGCTCGTTGGGCGCGGTAACACCACATCCATTTGAAAGGTCATTCACATGACGAATACTCTTGTCACCTGCTCCATCGTCGCGAAAGAATCGCTGGCGATCCTGGAGAACATGGTTGCTTTCGCAGGCATGGTCAATCGCGACTGGGAAGATGAGTTCACGGGCAACCAATCCCGTGGCTACTCTCCTGGTCAAACCATCAACATCAAGCGTCCTCCTCGTTACACGTACCGTTCTGGTCGTGTGGCTGTGCCTCAGGCAACCGTGGAAACCACCATTCCGCTGACCCTGTCCCAAGGCGGTACGGACTTGAACTTCACCAGCTTCGAGCGCACTCTGTCGCTGCAGAAGCTCGAAGACAAGTTGCAAGCTGCTATGGCAACGGTAGCCAACGAGATTGACCGTCAGGGTCTGCAGTTGGCTCGTCAAGCAACGTTCAACACCATCGGCACTCCCGGTACGCTGCCTAACACCCAAGCGCTGGCTCTCGGTGCTATCACTGGTATCAACCAGCGTCTGGATGAAATGGCTGCTCCCCGCGACAAGCAGCGTGGTCTGATCATGGGGCCTGCCCTGAACGCTGCAACCATCACTGGTTTCGCAGGTCTGTTCAATGGTCAGGACAAGATCAGCAAGCAGTTCGGTTCCGGCATGATGGTCGATTCGCTGGGTCTGGCTTACGCCATGGACCAGAACGTTGACACTCACGTGAATGGTACGCAAGCTGTTGCAGGCACCAACATCAACGGTGCTGGTCAGACTGGTGCTTCGGTGACTGTTGTGGCTACTGGTGGCACGATCACTCGTGGTTCCAAGATCACTCTGCCCGGTGTGTTCGCGGTCAACCCTCAGTCCCGTGTGTCCACTGGTACGCTGGCTCAGTTCACCGTGACTGCTGACGTGGCAGGTGGTGCAACCTCCATCCCAATCAGCCCTGCGATCGTTACCTCTGGCGCGTTCCAGAACGTGACTGCTTCGCCTACCACTGGTGCACCTTTCGTGATCTTCGGTACTGCCTCTGGCTCGTACCAAGCGAACGTTGGTTTCCACAAGGATGCATTCACTCTGGCAATGGTGCCGATGTGGGCTCCTCCTGGTGGCAAGGGTGTGATCGACGTGGCTCAGGAGACCTACAAGGGCTTCACCATCAAGGTCACCGAGTTCTATGATGGCGTGAACGACAACAGCATCATGCGTCTTGACGTGCTGTTCGGATGGGCTGCAACCTATCCCGAGCTGGCTACCATCTACGCAACCTGATGACAAGTGGGGGCTTCGGCTCCCACTGATTGGCTTATCAACTCTTCAAGGAATACATCATGATTCTTCTTTCACGTTCTTATGGTGGCTACAACGCTGGCACCATCGTCCAGCTCCCGACCTCTGTCGAAGCTGCCCTCATCGCGCAAGGTCTGGGCACCAACTCGGCAGGCCCTGTGACTCCTGGTGCTGTGACCACCACGATGCCTGGAGGTCGCGTAGGTATCGCGGCTGCTGGTGCTTCTGTGGTTATCACGAACCCAGCGTTCACTGCAGAAACCAAGTTCAGCGCCGTGTTGTCCAACGCTGCTGCTGATGCTTCTGCGCTGTACGTTACTCGTATCACGCCTGCTGTTGGCTCTGTGACCATCACCCTGAACGCTGCTGCCACTGCTGCTGTCGCGGTTGATTGGGCTGTGTTGGGACCATTCGGCGGAATGACCAACGACAAATAACCTCAGGAATGGCTCAAGTGGTGGTACTCCAGGGCAGCTTTTAAG